AGCAGGATCGGGTTGTTCGAGCATCCGTACAACAACCCGGTAGAGGCCGAAATCACGAGGCAGTACCTGAGAAAATTCGACCACGACCATCCTCTGGCTGGGGGATAGTGCCAGGGGGTTGGGAGTGGGACGACGTGCCGGACGCCGCCCCCTACCTGGGGCACGCCACGACGCTGCCGGGCCGGGTTCGGGCGAAAAAGGCCCGCCGGATCGGGTTCTGATGGCCTCCCGCGCCGTCGCCAAGCGCCCGTACGTGCCCCCCACCGCCGAGCGCGCCATCCCCCTGGACGAGCCCATCAACGAGGCCCTGGGGTGCCTGAAGAGCGCCATCGCCCTGTGGAAGGCCATAGAGCCGGCCGTCGCCAAGCGGCTGCAGGTGGCCGACCTGAGCGACCTGCACCCGGGGGACCTGGTCGGGGTGCTGGAGAAGCTCTCACGGACGGCGGTCAACCTGGTCAAGGTGACGGACGAAGCTGCCCGCTTGCGCGACATGCTCACCGGGGGCGAGGTGCAGCGGCAGGACATCGCCAGCCTGGGGGACCGGGAGCTGCAGGAGTTGCTGGTCGAGACCGTCCTCGCCCGCGGGCTCTGGCGCCTCATCCGGAAGCGCGCCACGGAGCGGGGGGTCAGTCTGGATGCAGAAGTCCTCAAGGTGGAGACGTTATGACATCCACGCGGACCGCAAAAAGGATTCGCGGATGAACGAGCTGCAACGGGCCGCTACTGCCGCCCGGACAGTCATGGAGCGTCAAGCAGAAGACCCTCTCTGGCTCTGGGAGCCGACCGTGCCGCAGTCGAAGTTCCTGGAGTGGCAGGGAGCGGAGTGCTGGTTCATCGGGGCGAACCGCACCGGGAAGTCGGACGTGGCGGCGGCCAGCGGCAGCTCCATGGCCCGGACGGGGAACCTCGACCCGCGCCCGTCCTACTGCGCCGGCGGGGGCATCGTCGTCTACGACAAGGCGTGCGCGATCTGGGTGGTGTCTCTGACCTTCGCCCAGAGCCGAGAGATCATGCAGCCGAAGATGTTCGACAACGGGGAGGTGCCGCCAGGTCAGCCGCACGCTCCGTTCATCCCGAACTACGAGTTGCTGCACGGGGACCCGGCGAAGGCGTACAACAAGACGGACCACGTGCTGAAGCTGAAGAACGGGGGCTTCATCGGCTACAAGGCGGCGGAGCAGGGACAACTGGCCCTGCAGGGGAGCGCCAAGGACCTCATCATCTTCGACGAGGCGCCGCCGAAGATCGTCTACAACGAGTGCGTCGCGCGCGTGGAGGCGGGGCGGAAGCTCTACATCCGCGGTGCGTGCACATTGCTCCCGCCGGACGGCGTGACCGGAGGTATCTCCTGGCTCTACACCGAGAAGATCAAGCCGTGGCTCGCAGGCACGCGCCCGTCGTTCCTGCACCTACAGGGCGCCTCGATCTACGACAACCCGCACATCCCCAAGGACGAGATCGAGCGTCTGGAGGCGATGTATCCGCCGGGCAGCGTGGATCGAGAGATTCGGTTGAACGGCGCCTGGCTCCCGCAGATCATGGGGCGCCTGGCGTACATGGGGTTCCGCTCCGGCATCCACGTCAACCCGGGCATTGGCCCTGCGGACATCGCTTTCCGGCAGCCCCTGCTCCTGTGCTTCGACTCGAACGTCAGCCCATGCTGCGCGGTGATTGCCCAACGTGCTGGCCGCATCTACCGGGCGCTCGACGAGGTGGTGGTTTCCTCCGGTGGTATCCCGGCACTTGGGCGCGAGTTCCGCCGGCGGTACCCGCAGCACGGGGCGGAGCTGCTGATCTACGGCGACGCCATGGGGCTCAAGCGTAGCTCGCAGACCACGAAGAGCGACTACGACATCCTGACCGCCGAGCTGCAGGGCCTCCCCTACCCGTACTCCCTGATGCTCCCGACGGTGAACCCACCGGAAAGGGAGAGGATCAACGCGCTCAACTTCCTCTTCCGCGGCCCCGGTGGCGAGGTCCGCTTCGAGTGCTCGCCCGTGTGCACCAACCTGATCGAGGACTTCGAGAGCGTGCAGTTGAATAGGTTTGGAGGTATCTTGAAATCTCACGATCCCTCTGATCCGTATTACCAGCGCACACACACGTCCGATGCAATAGGCTACATGGTCGTGATGTGCGAGCCCGTCGGCAGCGTCGAAGCGATCGGACAGCAGAACCCTGGCTGGGTCAAGGACATCCCAAGCCCGCGGTACTCGTTTTGACGGCAAGCAGAGCACAACAACAGCGCCGCATGGTAAGCTAGAGGTAGATGCTCACTCCCGCTGCGCCCCCGACGGGCATGTCTGGTGGTCCTGGCCAGTCGATCGCCACTGGCTACGGCGGCCTGCCCGCTGAGGAAGCCGAGATCGTTCGCGCCATCGCGTCGAACAAGAGCCGCGCGTCGACGGTGCGCCGTCCCCGTAGGGACCAGAACAAGAAGAACTGGGACTTCTGGAATGGACTGCAGAACTGGAGCCACAAGCAGCCCGGTCAGGCACGCATCTTCCTCCCCGACCTCCCGATCGCGATGCAGCAGTGCGCCGCGGCCATCGAGAACCAGCTCATCAACTTCCAAAACTGGTTCTCCGTCGAGACGCTCGGCGGGCTCAGCATGTTCGACGGCGACACCCTTCGCCTCGTTATGCAGCATCTTCTGGAACGACTGGATGCTCCAGGCAACCAGGTCGAAACCGCGTACAAGTTCCCGACCGCGCTTGCGGACGCCATCCTCCTCGGCCTGATCGAGAGCGAGATCGTCTTCAAGGTGTACGGCGCGGACAGCGAGCGCTGCGTCTACATGCTGGAGTCGTCCACGCCCGAAGAGGCGGAGGGCGATCAGCCAGGGGGCGGGCAGGAGCCGTCGTCCGAGGACGAGGAGCACCCGCAGCCGAAGCGCATCTACGAGCGCCTGACGCAACAGATCAGGAAGGCCATCCTCCGCACGTTCCGCCTCGGGGTGGACATCATCCCGTACGAGGACTTCTACCCGGACCCGAGCCCGCTGTGCGAGTGGGCCATCCACTCGACTGTCCGGCACATCGACGAACTGCGCAGCAACCCCGACTACGACCCGGCCACCATCGACGCGATCACGCACGGCGTGCACATCCTGGAGCAGGAGCGCGACAAGTCGCGGCGCATGGGCTCGATCACCTCGTACGAGCTGACGCGTGACCCACATCAGGTCACGATCGACGAGCACTGGGGCAACCTGTGGCAGTCCGGCGGGAAGGGCGAGCTGATCGCGCGCAACGCGCTCATCACGGTCTGCAACGGCCGCATGCTGCGCAAGCCGACGAAGAACCCCAACTGGCACGGCTTCCTCCCGTTCGTGCGCGCGCCCCTCGTGCGCACCCCACTCTCCCCGGTGCACAAGGCGATCATGGATCACGCCGTGCCGGTGGCGGAGGCTGAAAATGAAGTGACATCCCTCATGGTCGACGGGGGAGCGCAAGCCGTCTGGGGCACGCGCCAAGTCCGCCCGGAGTACCTGCAGAACCCCGGCAGCATCGCCAAGGGCGTCCCGGCGGGCTTCACCGCGATCATCCGCAAGGGCGTGCCGCCCGACGCGAAGTTCCTGGAGCGCGTTGACACGGGTGGCGAGGTCCCGGCCTACGCGGTCGAAGTGGCCAACCGTCTCGGGAGAGCGCGCCAGACGGCCACCTACACCCAGGACCTCCGGGTGGGCCAGCTGCCGCCACGCCAGGTGAAGGCCACCGAGATCGTCGAGGCGCAGGACGCGAGCGACTCGCTCTTCGAGAACCTTGCCGTGCGCATCGAAGAGACGGTCATCGAACCGTTCCTCCAGCTTGCGTGGCTGACGGCGTGGCAGCACATGGACGACTTCTCCTCGCCTGAGCTGGTGCAGATTCTCGGCACCGAGCGCTCCCTCATCCTTCAGCAGCTGACGAAGGAGGAACGCTTCTACCTCATGGCCAACAACGTCAAGTTCAAGGTGCGCGGCCTGCGCAACCTGCTGTCGCGCATCCACGACTACCAGAAGGTGACCACCCTTCTCACGAGCGTGACCACCAGCCCCATGGTCGCAATGGTATGGAACGCCAAGTACGATACGGGGCGCCTCCTGGAGAAGCTCGTGCGTGCGGTGAACATCGACCCAACCGAACTCGAATTTCGACCAGGAGAGCAGTCGCCGGTTCCGATGCAGATGATTGCACAGCCTGGTCAGATGGGCGCAGGTGGAAGTGCGCCGGCCCCTCCTGGAACCGTGCCCTCCAGCACAGAGGCAGCCTACGCCAGCCCCAACGCGATGGGATTCAGAGGCACCCAAGTATGACGACCCCGCAAGTCACCCCGGCAGTCACCCCGGAAGCCGACAAGCACGACATGATGGCGCAGTACAACGAGCAC